AAATAAAGTCAATCATATTATCTATGAATCTGGTATATCTGAAGGTATGCGAGTTTGTGGAGAACTTCTTGCAAATGTTTTACAAGGAGGTCAAAGAGAAAATGAAAAAAAGTCAGAAGAGACACAAATGAGCCTAGTATCCCATGGTCAAGATACATAGAGGTTGCAATAGGTGTTCTTGGCATACCACCAAAAGAATTTTGGGATATGGGTTTACCAGAGTTATATTTAGCGATTGAGGGTTATGTAGAGGCAAATACAGTAGAAAAAGATACACCACTTATGAAAGATGAACTACAAGATTTAATGGAAAGGTACCCAGATTAAATGGCAACTGTAGATACATTATTGGTTCGTATTGAAGCTGATATGAGTCAGCTAAGAAAACAATTAAATCAATCCAAAAGACAAGTTGACCAAACTGTTGATAAACAGAAAAAATCATTTATGGGTCTTGGAACTGCGATAAAAGGTGTTATTGGAGTTGTTATAGCCAGTCAAGTTGCAAGATTTGGCATGAATATGGTTAAGATGGCATCTGCAGTTGAGGAAATGGAAGCTAAGTCCTCTGTCGTTTTTGGTGAATTTGTCGGAAGTGTTAGAAGGGAACTTGATGAATTTGGAAATCAAGTAAATAGAGCAACTTCACAATTAGAAGGTATGGCATCAAGTGTACAAGATACATTTGTACCATTAGGATTTGCAAGAGGAGAGGCTGCAGATTTATCAGTACAATTAACAAAGTTAGCAGTAGATGTAGCATCATTTAATAATGCTTTAGATGAAGATACAATGAGAGCTTTCCAATCTGCACTTGTTGGTAATCATGAAGCAGTAAGAAGATTTGGTATTGTTATAACTGAAACAGAGTTAAAAGCCGAACTTCAAAGAATGGGTATTAGAAAGAATATTAATCTTGTAACTGCACAAGAGAAGGTTCAAGCAAGGTTAAATCTTATAATTGCAGGAACAACTGATGCTCAAGGGGATGCAATTAGAACTGCAGATAGTTTTGCAAATACATCAAAAGGATTAGAAGCGGCATTAATTGAATTAAACGAAGCTGCAGTAAAACCTCTATTACCAACATTATCTTTATTAGTGCAAAATATTACTTCAGTAATTAATTTCTTCAAAGAAATGGTTGTAAATTCACCAGAAGAAGTATTTGAAAAAACAACAAGACAGATTGAAAAACTTGAAAGAGCAATTAGCAAAACTGTTCTTCAAATGGATATATTAAAATCTAAAAATAAAGAAAATAGCAGTACCTATAAACTCTTGGAAAGAGATTTAAAGATAATGCGAGAACAAATGACATTATTAACACAAACTGAAAGAATGTTAAATAATGCAAAAAAGATGGGAATTGAAGAAGACATAATACGAATAGGTATAAATCAAGGTAATATTACAGAAAATAAAAAACTAAATGATTCAATAGAAAAATTAATCCAAACAACCACAGAAAATAATATGGTTATTGCAGGGGCATCTGAAGCACAAATTCTATATAACCAAACTCTTATACAATCTGGTGGCGGTCTTGATGCACAAAAGCAAAAATTATTAGAAATTATCCCTGCATATTTAGAAAGTAAGAAAGCCACAGAAGAATTTCAAAAATCTATAAATAATGCCACTTCATTCGTACAAAGTAATAGAACTGAAAGTGAAGTATTACAACAAACTCTAAATGATTTAAGTGTTGCCTATGGTGCAGGAAAAATTACATCAGATGAATATAAACAATCATTAGCAAAGATAAAAGAAGAATTATTATTTGCAGGAGAAAATGGTAAAATACTTGAGCAAGGATTGGATTCACTTAGTTCTGGATTAGCAGATACCTTTGTTAATGCTATTGAAACTGGTAAATTATCATTAAGAGATTTAGGGAATGTTGTTAAGGAAGTTATGGCAGAAATGGCAAGAGATTTTCTTAAGGCTCAAATTCGTGCTATGCTTCTTCAAACTGTAATAGGTGCTTTTGGTGGTGCACCTGCTCCAACACTTTCTGTAGGTGGTACTCAACCTCCCGTAGGCTTAACAACTGCAGGAGGTGGGGCAGTTTCTCCAAATGTTCCTAGAATGGTTGGCGAAAGAGGTCCAGAACTATTTATTCCAAATACAAGTGGTGTAGTTAAAAATAATGCAGATACAAAAGGAATGATGAGTGGTGGCAAGCCAGTAGTTGTAAATCAAAATATTAATATAAGCACTGGGGTTTCGCAAACTGTAAGAGCAGAGGTTATGAACTTAATGCCACAGATATCCCAATCAACGATTAGTGCTATAGTAGAAGCAAAGCAGAGGGGTGGTTCATTTTCCACTATTATGTCATAATGGCTATTACCTATCCAATATCTTTACCAACTGACTCAGCAGGGCAACCAACAAAGACAACTTTTAGAATTAGGAGAGTTGTGGGTCAATCAGCTAGTCCCTTTACTGGAGAACAGCAAACTTTTAGACATCAAGGCGAATGGTGGGAAGCTGAAATAACTTTACCACCAATGAAACACGCACTTGCAAGAGAATGGGTTGCTAAATTAGTTTCTATGCGAGGTGTATTTGGAACTATGCTTATGGGCGATTGGGATGCAAGAACACCAAGAGGAACTGCATCTAGTTCTGCAGGAACACCTTTAGTAAATGGTGGGAGTCAATCTGGTAATTCTTTAGTAATAGATGGAGCGACTGTAAGTCAAACTGGTTATCTTAAAGCAGGGGATTATATTCAAATTGGTTCTGGTATAAATTCAAGATTACATATGGTAGTAGAAGATGCAGATACAGATGCTAGTGGAAATGCTACATTATCTATTGAGCCTGCATTAAGAAGTTCCCCAAGTGATGATACTGCTATAACTGTATTAAATACAAAAGGTGTATTTAGATTAGTTACGAATGAGACTGAATGGGATGCAAATGCTATCTCAGTTTATGGAATTACATTTGCAGTTACGGAGTATCTAACTTGAGTAGGGATTTAACATCTGCTTTAAATAGTGAATTCACATCTAACGATATGGCACCTTTTATGGCTATTGATTTAGCCTTTGATGGTGGCGATTTTCGCACATGGACTGGTTATGGGAATATAGAATTTGGTGGAAATACTTATGTTGGCAGTGGTGATATTATAAATGTTGGTCCAGTAAATGAGTCATCTGAAATAAAAGCAAACGGAATATCAATAACACTATCTGGAATCCCAAGTGATTTAATATCATCAGCATTAAGTGACCCATATCAAGGTCGTTCAGCTAAATTATTTCTAGGTATAATTAATGATGGTACAGTTGTAGCAGACCCTTATATGATTTTTAAGGGAAGTATGGATTTAATGACCATTGATGATAGTGGAGATACTGCAACAATACAACTTACTGCTGAAAGTCGTCTAATTGATTTAGATAGAGCAAGAGAAAGACGATATACATCTGAAGATCAGAAAATAGATTTTCCTAATGATAAGGGATTAGAATTTATTACATCTTTACAAGAAAAAGCTATTGTATGGGGTAATTAATGGGTTTTTTTAAAAGATTTGTAAAGGCAATAACTAACCCATCAACTTTAATTATGGCTGCAGTTGCAGTTGCATTGGCTCCTGCTACAGGTGGGGCATCTCTTTCTTTATTATCAAGTGCAGCATTTTGGACGAATGTTGCAATTACTGCAGCAGTTATGGCAGGTGCACAAGCATTATCTGCTCCACCAAAATTGCCTAGTTTTAGTGATTTTATAGGAGAGCTACAGGGCAGAACTCAAATGATAAAACAACCTACAGTACCTCGTAGGGTGATTTATGGTAAAGCAAGAGTTTCTGGAGTTTTAGGTTTTATAGAAAGTACAAATGATGACCAAAATCTACATATGGTTATTATGTTAGCAGGACATGAAGTAAATAGTATTGGTACAATTTATGTAAATGATGAAGAAGTAATACTTGATGGCGATGGGAACGTTACCTCCCCATCAAAATATGCTTCAAAAATAAGAATTAGAAAACATTTAGGTAGCACGAGTCAAAGTGCTGATAGTGTTCTAATTAATGAATCTGATGGTAAATGGACAGATCAACATAGATTAAGGGGTATTGCCTATATTTATGTAAAATTAATATTTGATAGAAATGCTTTTCCTCAAGGTATTCCAAACGTATCTGCTTTAGTTGAAGGTAAAAAAGTATTTGACCCAAGAACATCAACAACTGCATTTAGTGCTAATCCTGCATTAATAGTTAGGGATTATTTAAAAAGTACCTCATATGGATTTGGTGCAACTGATGACGAAGTAAGTGATGCATCAATTATTACTGCAGCAAATATTTGTGATGAAACTATTAATATAGCGCCAGACAACATACCTTTTGTTGGATTTGGAACAGAAAAAAGATATGAATTACATGGCTCTTTCCAAACAAGTGGTAGTCCTAAATCCATATTACAAAATCTACTAACATCGTGTGGTGGAATAGTTACCTATACAAATGGTGTTTTTAAAATGAAAGTTGCTAAATATGTAACACCAACAATTACACTTGATGAGGGCGATTTAAGAGGTTCAATACAATTACAGACAAAAAGATCAAAAAGAGATAACTATAATGCAGTAAAAGGTCAATTTACATCTACAAAAACAAATTATATTTTAGCTGATTATCCTGCAATAACATCAACAACCTTTGAAGCTGAAGATGGTGGCGACAGACAATTTCTTGATTTAGATTTACCATACACAACATCTGAAACAATGGCACAAAGATTAGCCAAGATAGCACTTTATAGAAACAGGCAACAAGTATCAATAACATATCCTTGTAGTATGAAAGGCTTTCAGTTAGATGTTGGCGATACAGTAATGATAAATAATACACGATTTGGATTTAGTTCTAAAGTATTTGAGGTTGCTGAATGGTCTTTAAATATAGATAATTCAAATGGTTCACCTACATTAGGCACAAATTTAGTTTTAAGAGAATTAAATAGTGCAGTTTATGACTGGACACCAAATGTAGATGAAAAACAATTCCTAATTGATAATACAATATTACCAAATCCTTTTGAAGTAACTGCACCATCATTAACCGTTTCTGATGAATTAAGAGTATTAAATGAAGAAGCAGTAAGCGTATTGATAGCAGATGTAGCGAGTCCATTGGTGCAAGTAACAGATTTTGAAGTAGAAGCAAAAAAATCAACACAATCTGTTTATGTAAATATGGGTAAATCAAGTGTTGGCAGATTTGAATTATTAAATGTAGAGGATAATGCCACATATGATGTGAGAGCAAGAGCATTAACAAGATTTGCAGTTTCTGAATTTACGACATCACAACATCAAGTTGTAGGTAAAACTGCTCCTCCTGCTGATGTTACTAATTTTGCAATAAATATTGTAAATACAGAAGCACATTTGAGTTGGACACCAGTACCAGATTTGGATTTATCACATTATAGGATAAGACACTCAAGGGATACTACTGCAAGTGCTACATATGCTAATTCTATTGATTTAATAGCAAAAGTATCAAGACCTGCAAATACTGCAGTTGTTCCTGCAATGACAGGCACATATTTTATAAAAGCAGTTGATAAATTAGGTAATGAATCACTTGACTCAACATCTTCAGTAGCAATTATTGAAAATATTAAAGATTTAAATTTAGTTGCTACATCTACACAAAACCCAACATTTTCTGGAGCAAAAACATCTACAGTAGTTGTTGGAAATGAATTAAGGTTAGGAACAAGTATTTTATTTGATAGTGCTGCAGGAAATTTTGATACAACTGGAGGTTTATTTGATGGTGGAGGTGGTACTGTGGCATCATCTGGAACTTATGAATTTGATAATTATATTGATGTAGGTGCAGTTTATACAAGTAGAGTAACTGCGAATATTACAATGACGAGAGTTGACTTTGGTATTCAATTTGATGATGCAAGTGGAAACTTTGATGATAGAGAGGGTTTATTTGACGGAGATGCAAATGAATTTGGAGATACAAATGTTGAACTGCAAGTAGCAACTACAGAAGATGATCCTGCAGGTTCTCCAACATATACAGATTTTAGAAAATTTGTAGTTGGAGATTATAAAGCAAGAGCATTTAAATTTAAAGCGGTACTTACAACCCTTGATTCAGAAGCAACACCAAGTGTTAGTGCTTTATCAGTTACAATAGATATGCCAGACAGAGTTATAGCAGATAATGATATAATAAGTGGTACAAGTGCAAAAGCAGTATCATTCTCTCCAAACTTTAAAGCACTTCAAGGTGTGGGAATTTCTGCTCAGAACTTGGCGAGTGGCGATTATTATGTTATAACTAGTAAAAGTGTTAGTGGTTTTACAATTACTTTTTATAATAGTAGTGATGCCATAGTCAGCAGAACTTTTGATTATGTCGCAAAAGGTTATGGTGAAATTGCAGCTTAAAGGAGTAAAAAATGGCTCAACATGATTTTGTTATAGATAACCAAACATTTCCTAATTTTAGAACAGATTTAAATAATGCTTGGCAAGCAATAGTTTCTCAAAGTAGTGGAGGAACTACACCTAGTACAACCTATGCCTATCAATTATGGTATGATACTGGGAATAATATTTTAAAAATTAGAAATGCAGATAATGATGCTTGGATTAGTTTATTTACATTTGACCAAGCAACAGATACTGCTGAAGTTTCAGCAGGTGGTGGAGCAGGTTTCTTTCAAGGAGAAAATGGAAATCAAGGCGATACTACAAATGGTAAAGGCGATATTTTTAGAACACATGAACAAGAACTAAACACAGATACGACAATAGCATCTGGTGATAATTCTGGTTGTTTTTTTAGCCTTTCAATAGCATCTGGAACAACATTAACTGTAGCAGGGAATTTGGTGATATCATGAGTTCAACAATAAAAGTAGACAATATTAAGAATTTAGCAGGTGATGATAGTGGTATAGACCTATCAACAAATGACCAAATAATTTTAAAAACTGCAAATACAACTGCTATAACAGTAGATAGTTCTCAAGTTGTAACTTTTGCACAACCACCAGTAGGAACATTTATTTCAGAAGCTGATATGTTTAGATTAACTGCAAATCAAAGTGGTGGAACAAATGCTGATATTACTGCCAATCTTGAAAGAGTAGATGATGCAAGTTTTTCTAAAATCGGAACTGGCATGACAGAAAGTAGTGGTATTTTTACATTCCCAAGCACTGGATTATATTTTGTTATTTTAAATTGTGCTATTAATTCAAATGCAGATGCTAATTCAATGGTAGGTGCTCAAGTATCAACTAATAGTGGTGGTGCTTTTGATGATGTTGCTCTTTTAAATGCAGGAGAGCAAGGAAGTGGAGATAGTGGTGTTACAGCATATTCGCATTTTTTTGTAAATGTTACTAATACAAGCACATTTCAAGTTAAGTTTTTGACAACAAGTATGGCTAGTGGTTCATTTTTACAAGGAGATACAAACCAAAATTTTACAACATTCACTTTTATAAAATTAGGAGAAAGCCAGTAATGCAAAAAGATTATTTACAATTATCCTTGCAAACTTTCAATGGTGGCAACTGGTATGGTTGGAAAAAAGAAGATGCAGATGGAAACAAGATACCTAACTCAGAACGTATGCAATACCAACACATTGAGATTATAAAAGATGGTGCAACAATGCCAAGTGAAGTAGATGTAAATGCAAAGATACAAGAATTAAAAGATGCAGATACTGCAAAAGCAGATAATAAAACTTCAGCGATAACCAAGCTAAAAAAGTTAGGTTTAACTGATGATGAAATAACAGCATTGGGGTTATGATATGTCAGAAATAAAAGTAAATAGTGTTGTAAACTCTACTGGAGATAATGACAGTGGATTAGATTTATCTACTAACGACCAAGTTATAATAAAAACTGCTAATACAACTGCTATTACTGTTGATAGCTCACAAGGTGTAACAGTCGCAGGAGCATTTACAAGTAGAGGCATAGACGAT